CCATACTGGCTAGTCCACCCATGTTATAATGTTTAACTGGCCCACCATAGTTCATTCCGGCAGGAGCAACATTGGCGTAATCTGGACTTTTTGGGACATGGAATAGTTTACTTTGAACGTCTTCAGGGGCAGGAGCAACATTGGCGTAGTCTGCACTTTTTGGGACATGGAATAGTTTACTTTGAACGTCTTCAGGGGCAGGAGCAAAACTGTCCATAGCGCCGGTTCCCAATATCTCGTCAATATACATTTCTGCTTCTTGTTCTTGCTCTGCAGGCATAAGCCCTACTTCTTCGTCAGGAAGATTGGCAGCTTCCTGGAACATAGCACCCATAAACTCTAAAATATTTGAGCTACTTAAATTACTTACCGATTCTTGTTTCTGTTGGTCTGAAAGTTCAGGATTTCTTAATAATTCGGTTTTGACTGTTTCTTCTATTCTTGTTGCATTTTCTGGAGAAATCATGGAACTGTAGTCTGTTTCTTGCAAAGAACCAAGACCAGAAAAACCCCTAGTGGACCCCGGCATACTGTAAACACTTCCTGGGTTTAATACATCTGCAGTGTTTTGAGAAATCTTATCTAAACCAAGAAAATCAATAGTTTTGTTCACACCGGACCTAACCTTATCTGCACGAATCGTTGCAATATCGTCTTGTGCCTGTGCGAAAGGAGAAGGAGGGCCCATAAAATCCTCGTCAGGCTGACGCATATTCTTAGGTTTTGTCATTTCCTCTAAAGCTAAATCTGATAGCGCCATTACTTTTTCTTACTCCTTAATAAACTAACCATACGCTTCGCTGAAGCAGCAGTCTTTGCTGTTGCTTTCTTTGTCCATTTACCGTTCTTTTTAACAAGAACGGTTTTACCCCTAGTTTTATAGGGCATTAATATTTTTTCTTAGACTTACTTTTACTCTTTTTCTTAGAGCCTTTGTTATAAATAGCTTCGTCTCCTGGACGAATAAACTTTTTAGGGTCTCCTCTCATCATATCTCGTCTAGCTGTCATTCCTGGCATGATATTTCCTCTATAAATTGATAGTTGTGGCACCATTAGTAGATACCGTTAATGAACCAATTGCGCCAGTGGCAGATAAGCCATTTGACGTTGTGCTATACAGCGTGTACCACTTGGAGCCGTCCCAAACCTGCAACTCAGCAGTGGTTAGGTTCCAAATAATATCTCCTTTATTATACTGATTTTGATCTCGTTTAGTAGCTAAAACAGAATTGGTGGTATCCGGATCAAATGCAGATAAATTTAATTCAAGGATTCTAACCAAACGATTGTATGTGTCTGGATCAACTTGGTCATAAGCTAAAGGCAGGCCCGTTTGTAATAGACTACCCACTAACGTCTGCCATTAACTCGTGTGCCTATACGGGTTGCACCAATTCTAAAACCAAGACCCAAAGTATATGAAGTCGTGTTGTCGTCGTCTGATTCAAAACGAAGAACGACCTGTCTTGCTCGACCACGAACATTAAGTTTTGTGGTACTTGATGACACATTACTGGTCGATTTAGTGGTTAAGCTTTCACCGGGATAGTTCCTGGTTTTAAGAACACAATTTAATAAAGAGGCGGCATTATTACCGGTAAACTTAATATCGGGAATAATACGACCAACGTATTGAGAGCTCTCTCCATCTTGTAAATCAAAATCCCCTGACTCTATATAGACGTTATCCATCGGTGAGCCGTCAGCGTCATTGCCTTGCTCTTGTTGATATAGGTAGCCTACATCGGACGTAGTATACGCTGCTCGTGGATAGGCCTCTAACCCCTCATCAAGCCATGCGGTACGACTCATTTGACCAATCGACCAAACATTTTCGTTATAATTGTAAGAGACATAACGATCAATTTCATCAGAATCCGAAGAAGGATAATACCAACCGACTTCATTAAACCGCTTATTTAAAAACCCATGAACCTTATAGGCTTGACCTTCATTTATATCACCGAACACATAATCATGCACGTCGCAAGGCACAGGTTTGACTTGTCCTGTGTAGTTATAAACGCCTTTTTTATCCATCCAAAACACACCAACAGGACTGTTAATCATGGCTTTTGGTCCAATTGAACCCACTCCTTCGTTCACTAAGTTAGTGCTAAAGATAAAGGGCTGACCTATAAACTTCATCGAATAAAGAGAAGTATCCGTCCAAACTAAAATTTCTTGCCGAGCCCTTAAACCCCCAATAATATTAGAGCCAGCAGACAAACGGGCCGAACCCGCCGTATTAATCGCTTTAGGCTCCCACTCAGTAACGTTTTCTTGATCGCACCACGCAATAAACATCGGATCAATCGCTCCTGTTCTAGCAGTCCCGCCAGAGTTTAGAGGGTCTGCCCCCAACACCAGAACATGTCGATCAATATCACTAACAATAGTTTGTAAACCAAGTGTTGGTGCTAAATTAGCCCCACTTAAATCACTTAATGCCACAGCCCTATCTGTGCCTAATGTTTTAGCACTGGTGTCCCAATAATAAATTCCTCCAGAGCGAACATTCATAATTAAATCTTCACCAAAATTATCATGTGACCATAATCTTAACTGATTAGTTGCAGATAAAGCAGCAACAGCACCCCAAGTCCCGTCACTCCAAGGGCTTGCACCCCAACCTGAACTAGACACATAATTATCGAGGCCGACATTAATTTGATAAGCCCCAATTATAGTGCCTTGACCAGTACCAGAATCACCCGCCGCTGCTGTTACTTCATCACCATCTGTATCTTTAGCCTCAATAGTGTAAACATTAGCACTGGTAATAGTGGCAATCTGATATTCTTGATTAAGAACATTTGCTGTAATGTTACCGCCCAAACTTACACAACCACTATAAGTTACAAAATCATTTTTTACGGCTCCATGGGCAGTATCCGTGACAGTAAGAGTCGCATCCCCATTTGCAACTTTAGCAAAAGAAATTTCATTAGCCCCTGTAGTTGCTCTTAAAGGAGTTACATCATTAAAATTAGCGCCCTCTTGGATGTAGTATTTCCACGTTGTGCCTAAACCTAAAAACTTAGTAATCTCTAAATCTACCCAAGAGTGTAGAGCACGACAGGTTGATAAAAATGTTTTAGGTGTGTCCTTGGTCCAACCACCTATCTTCTCAGGCAAACCTTTTCTGAACCGCATCAAATTAGCATCAAACCAACCGCCTTTAGCAGTCAAGGCAGTGCCTTCTTTCTTTATCCCAGGAGTAAACTGTACTTTAAGTAAGGCCATTAACTATTCTTTTTCACCCTTAAAACTTTTTGAACTACCTGATGTTCCAGCATAAAGTCCGAACCAAGCGGCACCTGCACCGACAACAATAGAGATTAAACCCGATTGTTCAAAGCTGGGTTCCGGTAAATCCATAAACCAGAAGGTTGTGTAGTAAAGTAAATAAACATACACCGATAAAAACACCCTTGGAAATATTCTCCAGCTATCAACAGCTTGAGCCACAAAGATAATTTTTTGATAAGGGTTATTGTTCTTAACGTCTTCTAATTCCCTAATCTTGTCTTTAAGTGCACCGATTTCTTGTACCATGGCCATGAACTTGTTAAGGTCCATTTCAACCTCATTTCGATCCATGTCGCCGCCAAACCTACCGCTAGGATAATGTTCATCACTCATAATTCACCTATGTTTTTTAATAATATTTAGTAACTTTTCTTCTGTCATTCATAACTTTACCACAAGCTCTTGCAATTCCAGATTTTACTGGACCTCCTGCATTCATTTTTTTTGCTTTTTTATATTTTGTATTTTTTTTTAATGATTTCATCTTATACCGTATACACGTCCAAGGCATCAGCCTTGCCCTTAACGTTAATTGTTGTTATTAAGTTTAACTTAAATTTTGTAAATTGAGCAGTATTTTTGCCTATGAGCAAATCCACACCCACCTCTTTGGTTGCCGATTCAAGCCGTGCTGCTGTGTTAACCGCATCGCCAATCGCCGTATAGTCAAACCGACTGTCGCTGCCCATATTACCAATTACCGCCTCGCCAGAATTAATACCAATGCCTATGGCTACTGGTGGCAACCCTTTACCTTTAAGCTCTTTATTTAGCTCTTCCATGTTCTTCATAATGTCTAATGCACAATCAATGGCCAAGTTTTCATGGGCCGGTTGATCCAAAGGTGCATTGAATATTGCCATCATTGCATCACCTATGTATTTATCCACCATGCCTTCGTATTTCTGCACCGATAGTTGTTGTGCCGTCAACGCCCGGTTCATAATATAAGTCACATCTTCTGGCGGTAGTGATTCAGACATAGAGGTAAACCCTCGTACATCGGTAAACAAATAGGTCGCGTATCTTTTTTCGCCGCCCAATTTAAGCAGTTCTGGGTTGTCTTGTAGTTTTTTAACTTGTCTAGGATCAAGATAATGTTCAAATTGCTTTTTAATCTGCTGTCTGAGCTTGTACTGCTCTCTAAAATTCAAATAAAACGCAATAGAGCCTGTAATAAAGCCAGAGATTAATGACCAGGTAACATCAATTAATAAATTGGACTGAATTAAATAATAGCCTGAATAAGCAACAGCGCCATTTAACATTAAAAAGAAGAACAACCCCCATGTGACACCAAAAAAGTTTAAGAAAAACCAAACCAGAACCGTTGTCGCTAGATATATCCCTAACTCAACAAGCAACGCATAATCAGGGATTAACGGACTGTCTTCTATTAAAATGCTTTCGGACAACGCTGTTTGTATTTTATGGGGTTCCAATAAACCGGCCGGAGTAGCCACTTGAGGCATAACTCCTTTTGCTGTGACACCGACAAACACAAAACGATTTTTAATAAGCTCTGTGCTTTTAATCTCTGTTAAAGAAAATTCAGGTGTATTGACCCAACTGATCCATTTTCTGCCCAAGGTATCGGTCTTAACTGGCGGCAGTCCCTTAACTCTAATCTCTTGTATACCTGCTTCTGAAGTTTTTATTAGGTAGGTGTCTGCACCAGTTAAAACTTTTAGAACCTCTGTGCCGTAGGCAGAAACCCATCCGTCAGGGGTTCTTAGTAATAATGGCATACGCCTTACCAGTTGGTCAACCTCGGTTGGTGCAACTGCAATGCCTTCATAAGCCGATTCACGAAGTAAGGGGATATTTTGTACCACACCTTTAGCCTTAAACCCACCATGATCCTTGCCCAAAATAACTGTACCTGTGGTCATTGGATAAGTGCCGTTATCGTTTTCAAAAGTTGCGACCACACTAGGCGCAGACGCTAGGCTCTTGGCAAACTCCACATCGCCACCAAGGCGATCCTTCTGCGGAAAGCTAATGACCCAACCGACCCCTAATGCGCCTTGTGCTACAAGATCATCTTGTATTTCAGCTAATCGCTTTCTTGGAAACGGATAACCGCCCTCTACCTCAACATCTTCTTCCGTAATATTTAATATAGAAAAGTACCCAGAAGACTGTTGCTCCGTAACGAACGTATCAAAGGTCTTGAGCTTTAGTATTTCAAGGGGTATCCACTGTTGCACCAAAGGCACACCCAGCAGAACAACAATAACCAACAGTTGGAAAAACCTAGTCACCTTGGTTAATTGTTATTGTTTTATTACAGTTGGTGCTGCAATTATAGGTAGCAGTAATACTTTTATTGGTTGTTCCTGATTGTGTGGCATTTACAGTATAATCGTCTGTATAAAAATTAAGCCGCATGTAATGATCACCACTTCCTGTTTGGGTAATATCTGCGTCATTATTGTCAGCAGCACCACTGGCATATATCTTAGCGTAGTGTTCACCGCTTCCTGATTGAGTTATAGTAAATTCTGAATCGTCACCGAATGCTCTTATCTCACCTTCTTTATCATCGCCTGTCTGTGTGATCTTATAAACATTATCATCTCCTTGCATGTAGATTTCGGCATCATTATCATTGCCGTTTTGTATTATATCCATGTCGTTTGAATCATCATCGGCATCAATGTATCCGAAGTTATCGTTGCCGTCTTGATCTATTTTATACTCGTTGCCGGTGTGATTAGCTACCTGGCTATAGGCTCTGGCTGTATTCCCGGTGCCGTCTTGGTCTATGTCTATGGTTGCATTGCTGCAATTATGCGTGGTGTAAGTGCCTTCGGATATTCCGCACCATACTCTAGCGGTATTACCCGAACCTATTTGATCAATATAAATAACCGTTGAGCTTCCTTTTATTCTAACCTCGGTAGAATTGTCTCCTGCGTAAGCACAGAGGGCAGATAAACTAATCAGACTGATTAATAACGATCTCATTCTCGCCTCCTCCGTTCACTGTAACACTAATTAATCTTCCCGCCGACAGTATCTGAATGTTATACCCACTGGACTTATCCAGCTCTAAATCTATTGTGTTCTCTACCTGTCTGAACAAGGTAAAGATTTCTCCTTCCACAAAAGTATACACTTGAGCGTTAGGGTCAAACCCAGGAATAATCCCCTCTATTTTTACTCCGTCTAATTCTCCTGCATCGCCGTCATCTTTACCGCCTGCGGCGACTGTTTCAATCATTTCTAGCAGGTCTTGCAAAAAGTCTACTGCCAGCAAATCTATATCCAGTCGGGTGATTTCCTCTTGCAACTCGTCTTTGGATAAGTCGCTGTCATCATCTAAATCGTTTTCTTCTAAGAAATCGGCATCCAGTACATTGTTTGAGCTTTGTGATTGTTCGTCTACCGCTTGTTGTACCTCATCAGGTGGGGCGACTATTAAAAGATTGTCTATAAAACCCAAGGTCATGTTCGTTAAAGTAACCGGTT